TCTCCCGACTGGGCCATGTTGTAGAGCACGTTGCTCATGCGCTGGCCGATCTGAATCAAGTCTGTGCGCTGAGCGTAGGTCAGCCTTTTCATATTCACAATTTTCACGGGTCGATCGGGGGAGCCTACAGGTTGTTTTGGGTCAGTCATTGCTTGGCCTCCGGCAAAGATTCAACCCGCGACCGAATTCCAACAGTCTCGCAATGTGGGCAACCGTTAACGTACTCGGCATACTCAGTCTTACAAGTGTCGCAAATCCACTTTTCGGGACGTGCTCCGTGGTCAATAAAGGGCTGGCACGATTTGCAGGCGAAGTGCCAATGATCTCCGCACGGAACAAGTGGACTATCCTTGGCGTTACAAATATCGCATTTACCTTTAAAGCTCATCTACCACCCTTCCTTTCATAAGACCCTGTTACCAAACCGTTCGTCCCTCTATCCATGATCTGAGTCCAAAATTCTTCTGCCTATCCATTCCGCGATTTGCGGGACAATGGCGTTCCCGAGTCCTTTAAGTCTGTCCACCCGAGCGGGTACCCCATGAGCCACTCGACCCACGTCGGGTTCAACGAGCCACCAACTTGCGTTTCCAATCCGTCCCCGCTAGTTCGCAGGAGTACTGGACTTTGCCACTCCATCGGTTCTTGATTTCAAATTTCACTTTTTACTCTCCTTTACCATTGGGCGCTCCCCTTCCCGCGCTGCGATGCTCATAGAGTCACCTTCCTAGGTTCAAATGTGTCTCAATTAAGACAAAATTTGAGGGGCAGCTCCAACCGAATCTTTTTTCAGCGCATTCGCATTGCCTTCGGTCAGCCCTTGCTGCCCACCTGTTACCAAGAATCGCTCTGCAAATTGCTTGTACTCTTCAGCCGCCTTCAGGCAGTCTTTATGCAGTTCTGGATAGCGATACTCGGAAAGTTGATGATACCCGTAAACGTCGTACTGCTTTTCGTCCTCGTAGCCCGATTGCTTCATCTGGAAAATGTGCCAAATGTTCTGATTTGCTCCCGTCAAATCTAGATAGAAACGCCACTGTAGGCGGTCTAGGTAGCGGTCTGGGTCGAATTGCTCAGTCGTCTTGAGTTCGTGCACCACAGAGGCTCCTAGCCCATCTACTCGGCCTTTTACGAGCACTCCTGAATACTCTGCGGAGACTTTGACCTCCTTAAGTTGGGGAAGGGCTATGTCAAACTCCCCGCAGAACCGGAATGTGTAACCCATCGCTGACAGTTTTTCGTACTCTCCCTCAGTTTGGGCGTTCTCTATGGCTTTGTGAAACGCCTCACCCGCTGCCATCGCTGGGGTTTGCTCCCGTGGCCCAGTAATCTTGTTGACCAGCCATTGAACGTCTAAGTCGTCATCGGACGCCCAGATTTGGAACAGGTCGAGGTTTGAAACCGAGGTTTCGATCATGCGACCACGACCGCCGGCGCTTCGTAAGCCTCGTTTTTCTTGCTGTAAGTCAATCCATTGGCGGTAGCTGCGCGGTGCAGCATTGCTTTCACGGCTACGGGCGCCTTAGAGGCTTCGACCAAAAGACCATTGAAATCAGCAACGGTCTTCAGGCCGGAGATAGCCGATTCCCACTCAGCCAAGAATTCTTGCTCTTTCTTCCGGGCTTCTCCAAGGGCATTGAGGCTGTGCTTGATCTTCAGGATGACTCCCCCCAGATAATCTTCCGGGATCGGAACAGGGATGGTCAAAATATCGAACGATGCCGGATTCTTTCCGTAGGCGTTTTCCCTTGGAGAGAAGTCCAAAAGTCTCTTTTTTTGTTCGATGTACATCTTACCCATCGCGTCTACCGACTTGTAGATTTCGCCCTTTGAGCCGCCCTGCAAGTCGAGACGTTCGATCACGTCGTCTCCACGGCGCTGTTCATCCATGTGGCAAAGCAGAACAACGTCCTTGCCGAAGCCATTAAGCATCTTCGTCCAAGAGATGAACTTCGCCTTCAGTTCCCCGTATCCCTGAAGAGTCAAAGCCCCGCCCCTGCCAAGTTTAGGATTGGTTTGAATGATGAACGCGGTCAGTTTGTCGAGTAGCCGACCGGCCGTATCGACTACGACCGTGTTGTAAGGCGCGAGGTCGCTCTGCTCCATGTCGCAAACATCCATCCATTGCTTGACTTGTACCGTATCCTTGCGGTTTTGCGCTCGATAGGAGCCTTCGTCGGCGTCCAGCAGGAGCGGTTTCTCGGCGGTAAAGCCGAGAGTTGTCTTGCCTATTCCTGGCGGCCCATAGATGCAAAGGTTTACCCGATCCACCGTCACAACGTCAGTTTCTTTCAAGATGCGTAACGTCATTTTTTCTCTCCTCGGTATTCTCTCTTAGCGCCAAAGCCAAATACATCACCCCAGACAAAAATCCTTCCTGAAAGATAGTCCATGCGTCATACCCGTTAGGACCTTCAGGGTCCATGCCGGGATAGTTTTTCTCGAACCAGATTAGGAAAGCGTTTCGCACGGCTATCTTTCAACGTCCAGTACTTTTCCGTTCGTTTCAATAACCTTTTTAAGCATAGCCACCGCAACCTTTACCTCCTGCGATGGAATGGTAGCCCTTAACCAGCGAGAGTTAAACGGAGTTGGCCAATCAATCTCAGGGTTGGCGGAAAAAAGAATCTCTTGGCGTTCATCAGACAGACCGAGAGCTTTCCCGCCCAAAGGAAGTTGATTGATAAACCACTCCTTGTGAGGGCGCTTACGGGACAGGATGCAAGCCCAACCGCCGAGGCAAGCTGCCGTCCCACAGGCAGGGAAAGTATGAAAGCAGTTGTAATTGTTCGGGTTTATCGGTTTTTCCGGTTCCCCGACCCGGATAATATACTCTTGTGAGTAGCGATTTGGTTCTTCTGTGATGTGCTTTATGATCTTTCTAATCAACGGTTTGTTTAGTTTAAAACTCTTCATTCTCTCCTCCTGTGTCTTAATTGGGACTCTTACTTCGCGTCCATTTCGTAATGGGCCGACGCAACCTGAGAACTGGGAATTAATGCTCGGATTTGCGTCTCCCTTAGATCATTCGGTGTTTTCGTGCCGTCACTGTCCGTAATCGCTTGGAAATTGTTGAAATATTTAGCGTACCTAGTCATCATGGATCGGACAGACACCGCCGCTGTCAGCACTCCATCAACATCTTTGGCCGGGATTATCAGGTAGACGGAGGCATCGCACCCCAATTGCTTTAAAGAAGCGTGGTCCATCGAAAGATAGAAGATGTAGACATCCACTTCTGAGCCTGCTTTTCTTTCAACGTGTCGATGGAGGTTAAACCGCCAACCTAGCATCCTGTACTTGCCATTGTAAATCCACTGCGGCTTAGAATACTTGACCTCAATTCTGCTACCGACGCTTGTGAACAGGTCGAACGGCGCGTAGTACGCGGCACGCTTCACTTTTATTCCTTCACTGCGTAACCATTGCATCACTGCCAGTTCCGCCCTGCATCCCGCTTCTGTGTTCGTCATAATGAATACATATTTACCATGCCATATATTTTTCTGTCAAGGACTTTGTAGAGTTTATTTGCTTGACCTAGATTTAATTTCGTGGCAGTATTTCTTTCGGTGCGACGGTTTCACCCATAGCCAAAGGGTAAGAGGAGGAGAACATGTCTGTATTTGAACTGGATAAGTTTAACGTAGCGGAATTCGACCGCATTCTCAGTAAGGGATTGTCGCAGGGAATGGGCAACCGTGATTCACGAGTTTGTATTGAAGCGGCAATCTGCCAGGTAATCGGGTTACCTCACGGAGATGACCCCGGCTGCGTGGCAGATTCAGTGCGAGCGTTCAAGATTAGATTAAACGACAGCCCTTGGTCTAGTCCGAGGGCGAGAGCCGAAGGGTTGAGGGATTTGGGACTAGCCCAACTCGGTAGTAAGGGAGTGGTTGACGATCAGGTGTTCGCCAAAAGGATGGCCGAAGAAACAATTCGCGTTTTGATCCCAAAACTATTCCGTGAAGTTCTGCCTAATGATAAAGCCTGTATGGAAGCCGCAGGTAAGTGTGAAAGCGAGCCGACCGAAGGTTCGGCGAGGCAGGCGCAGGAGGAGGCGGCGAGGGCGGCGGCGTGGGCGGCGGCGAGGGCGGCGGCGAGGGCG